ATCATTGAACCTTGGTCTGGACCCGCGCGATGACCCAAGCGGACGGCGGGCGGTCAGCCAAGGCGACGATACGGTACTCCTGACCAGAATAGGTCACGATATGGCCATAGGCGATGACGCCAGGATTGGCCGCAAAGGCGGTACGGAGGAACTTAACCTCAAAGGTGGTCTGGTTCAGGAAGCCACCGGTGTCCATGTCTTGCAGGACCATGGGCTGCGTGATCATGGCCTTGAACACGACGGGGGTGCCGGAGGGGGGTACCTTGACGGTCACATCCTTTCCGACCTCATCCAGAATGGCCTGAGCGTCCGCGATGAAATCGTCGAAGATGGAAGCCACGTCTTTCGCCCTAGGTCAAAAAAAGGGAGGGCACCCCCACGATAGAGGTGCCCTCTGCATTGGCGCGTTGTAGGGTCTTAACCCTACGAAAGCGATTACGACGTGAACGTGACCTTCTGGAGCGCGTCGGGGTTGCCCTTAGCAGAACCGATGAGCCAGGTGGCCGACAGCTTGTGCAGACCAGCGGACCAGTCGTACCAGTAGCGGAGAGCGTACGAGAACTGGCTGTCCGGGTCGGTCACGATGGTCTGTTCGCCACCGCCAGTGGTCGGAGCAGCCGGGACGCGAGTCACGACCACAAGACCTTCCTTGCAGGAGACGACACCATTCAGACCGGTTTCGATACCAGCGGCGTCGAAGCCGTTGTATTCGAAGAAGTCGATGCCGTGGATCATACCAAGGCGGTTGCCGCGGATGACGTCAGTCGTACCGATGGAGAAGGCCTGAGCGATCACCGGGTCGGAGATGAGCTGCTGGTAGGCATCGGGAGAGACGAGCGCCGAACGGCCTTCCTGGGGAAGATTGGCGAGCGTCAAGCTCTTGGCGATGTTGGAGACAGCGATACGGTTGAAGCCAGACTGGGCGCCGGAATAACCAGCGGTGAAGTCGCCATCAACCTTGGTGAGCACCTGGTCGAACATGGACTTGACGACGGCGTTCGCCATCGGAGCCATGAACAGGCGCTTGAGGCGGTCGAGGGAGAGCGTCGCCACTTCGTAGTCGGTGAAGGCGACGGTGACGTGCTTCTGGTCAACCAGAGTCACGGGAACGTCGGTCGAGGTCGCGTTGGACTCGACGAAGCCGGTGGCGCGAGCGTAGTTCGACGCCGTGAACTTGCCGGCGTAGCGGGTGTGGACCGTGGTACCGCGTTCAGCGACATAAGCGCCGAAATCGGTGACAGCGATCTTGGTAAGCGGCTGGAGCTGCGGGACGAGGGTCCGCAGGCTTTCTTCCGCGACGAGCTGGAGGGTCAAGCCTCCGATAGCATTGGTAGCCATATTGTTTTATTATTTAGGGGAAAGTGATTATTTGATGCCGGACGCGCGGATGATGGCCGGGCGGTTGGCGTCGTAGAACTTGGCGGCGGCCGAAGCATCCTTCTGCTTCATGGCGACCCATTCCTCGGCAATCTCGCCGTCGGACTTGCCACCAGCGTTCTGGTTGATGGGGGCGACCTCAACGGGGTCCACGCCCATGTCGGCGGCCATCTGGGCGGCCTTCTTGCCAGCGGAGACGGCGGCCTTTTCAAGCGCGGCCTTCTCGGCGGTGATGGCGGTCAGTTTCTCGGCAAGGTCCTTGAGGGACGCTTCCATCGACGTGATCTTGGCGGCCTGAGCCGTCTTGTCGTTGGTGAGCGCTTCCACCAGGGCGGTGGCTTCGACGGTCTTAGCATCGGCGGCCGCAAGGGCCTCCTTGGCGGCAACGGCGTCCTTTGAGGCGGCTTCTGCTTCGGCGGTCTTGCCGGTGAAGGCTTCCTTCAGCGAGTTGAGGCGTTCTTCGAGGGTCATGATGTTTCAAATAGCCGACTGTCAAACGGCGTGGGTCGCGATGGCGTGTTCGATGGCTTCGCGAAGGCTGGATTTCAGCCCGGTCACGAGGCCCTTTTGGGCGGCGACACGACCAACGAACGACTGGCCTTCCATGTCGGCATCGGCCACGCTGGTCCGCACGCGCTTAACCTTGCCCTTGAACTCTCCGTGAAGGTCGTTGACCTCATCCTGGAGCATCTTGCGGTCGGCGTCGCTAAGAGGGATGCCTTCGAACAGCGCGGCCTTGTGCTTGCCGGAGTAGATAGCCTCCATCTTGATGCCTTCCTTCTCCAAGGCCTTGGTGACGTCGGGCCAGCACATGATCGTGCCGATGCAGCCGACCTCGGAGGACGGGCTAACGTAGAACTCATTGGCCTGAGAGGCCACGTAGTAGGACGCGGAGCAGGACCGCTTTTCCGTGAAGGAAACCGTCGGCTTGGACTTGCCGGCGGCATGGTACTTGTCGGCCAGCTCATATAGGCCGCGAACGGACCCGCCAGGGCTGTCGTTGTCCATGAACAGCACCTTCACGTCAGGGTCGGCCATGGCCTCGTCCACCCAATCGGAGAGGTCGTCCACGTCGATGGACCCTGAGAGTTTGTCCAGCGTGGTCAGGCCCTTGCCCATGACGCCGTTCAGCGGGATGTAGGCAAGAGGGCCCATCTTGACCATCTTCGGCCGCTTGCCAAAGACCATCTCAAAAACCTTTTCGATGGGCTCGTGGGACGCCTGGAACATGGCCTCGGCACGTTCGACCTTATCCACATAGGCCCGCAGGGATGCTTCGTGCATCATGACAGGCTCGGAGCTGCGGATGGATTGGATGATATGGTTCATATGGGAATAAAAAAATAAAAAGAAAATCAGTCCCCTACCGCCCCATCAAGGACATGTTCCTCGCCCTCAAGGCGGTCGAACTCGCGCTTGGCCTCGTTCTTTTCCTCGGTTTTCTCCTTGGCGTCGTCGTCATCGGCTTCCTCGTTGCCGGGAGTGCCGTTGGCGTTGACGTCAGGGAGGGCCACATTCGACGGCTTGTAGAGCATCCACAGCGGGACGTCATACTGTTCGGCCATAGACTTGATTTCCGCGGCCTCGATGGCCCGGCGACGGATAAGGGTGGAGAAGTGTTCGCCTTCTTCTTGGCAGTTCTCGCCAATGGTCTTGATGCCGAACTCAATGTCGGCTCGGTTCTGGGCGGCGTCGCGGCCGGCGTCCACGGTGACGCGCTTGGGCGTGATCCAGACGACCTTGTTCCAGCAGTCATGGGCAGGCAGTTCGCCTTTGGCGATGGCGTCACCGATGACATAGCCCCAAACGGGGTTCAGAAAACGGTTAATAATGACCTGCTGACGCTGGGCGAACTTACGGTCGGCCTTGCCTACGATAAGGCGCATGGAAGCGCCGCCGGCCTTGGTCGGGTCGGCCGTGAACTCATAGGGAAGGACGCCACCTAGGGAGTCGCGCACTAGGTGTTCCATGAACCCAACGAAAGTGGAGTTAGGGCGGTTAGACTGGAAAGAGTCCAGCTTCTCACCTGGGGCGAGTGCCAAAATCTTGCCTCCGATAAAGGTCGAGGCCTCGTTCGGGTTGGTCTGACCATCGCCGGAGAACCCATCGGGCTTCATGCCAAAGGCTTCGAAGTCGGATTGGGCGCCGTCGAACTGGGCGACCTCGCGGGTCAGTGTGCGAACAATGTCGCTGTTCATCTTCACAGCGAACTTCTCCAGAGACAGGATTTCCAGCATGTCCACGATGTTGTTGATCGCGTGCTGGAGAGGGGAGTAGGCGCGGGCGCCGGAGGCAACCTCGGGCTCATAGACGTGCATCACGGCGCCGGCAGGCACTCGGCGGCTAGTGCCGTCCGAACGGATGACGTTATACATGACAGGACGTCCGTAAGGGCCAAACGTGATGCCATCAACTTCAGTGGGGGGCGGGGCGCCGCTTTGTGCGCTGCAAACGCGGTGGGACTCGATAAGCTGGATACGGCAACGGCCAACCTGGTCGCGGGTCTTGATTGGGAAGCACTCCCCATCTCGGTCAATGAGGCGGGAGATGATGTACTGCTGCTCGTACAGGTTAAAACGACCAGTAATGTCGCAGGGGTTTCGGGCCCAGTTTTCAAAGTATTCCTCGTACTGGCGGTCGATGACGGAACTGCCGGTGCGGGCCTGCGCGCGGATACCTCCACCCACGGAGTAAATGGCCATGTCGTTGATGACCTGCCTGACTAGGCCGGCGTTCAACTCCATCCAGCGCATCTTGCGCGTGGTTTCGAGACGGTCGAAAACCGTCATCGTTTTCTTGAAGTCGGTCGGCCAAGACGACCAGATCCAAGAACGCTTGTTGGAGAACTTCGCGCTTTCGAAGTTCGAGAAGATGCCAGGGCCGCCAGTTGCCTGACGACGGACCGTAGGTTCGTTGCCTACGGTGTCCTTGTTCTTCGTGGTGTTTTTCGTGGTAGTTTTGCGCGCCATAAAATCAGAGGCCCCGGAAGTTATTGAGCAGGTTGCCTACGCGGGTACGGTCGATGGACCCATACTTTTGGGGGTTCTTAATCTGGAGCGCATAGCGGCACTCCAGCATAACGGTGGGCGGGTCTAGGGCGAAGTCCTTGCGGACGTCGGTGCCGGAGTCTTTGTACTCCATGACCGTCTTGCCCTCAGTGATGAGAGCAACGGCTTTGGCCATGATCGCCTCAATGACGGGCACCTCAAGGGTCATAAAAATGCCCTTGGGAGACGTGGAGCCGCGATAATGCACGAAAGCCATGCACTTTGCCCTAAGTCAAAGGGGGTCGGCCCGCCCCCATGCGTACATCGTCAGAGCCACCAACGAAGTTCAAGACAGGCCGACCCTTGAACTGAACATCGACGGTTCAACTGGCGTTGTCAACAGGCTTGTCCGATTTTTCGTCCTGCGTGGCGTTCTTGTTCTTACCGCGGCCAACGAGCTTGGCCATAAGCGCCGGGAGGATGCCGATGACCTCGCAATCCCATAGGTGGTTTGGCCGGTCACCAATCTGGAGCCAGATAGGCTTGCCGGCATCGGTCCTACTACGGTGCTCAGACTGCATTTGCTTTCGGTACTCATCCCCAGCGTCCTGCGGGTAGGTGTGATGGCCAGCCCTGCGTAGGCGGGTGATGCTATCCTTGAGCACCAGGTTGGAGAACATGAACATGCGGCAGGACTGCTTGCCGACCTGCACAATCTTGGCCGGCGAATAAGGACGGTAGGCAATCTTGGTTCCGAACGGGGTCTGAACCTTCCACGGAAAGTCAGTGTTCCCGGAGCCCTTGGTGGCGTTCCATCCATGTTGAGCGCAGTTTCGGTAAACATCGTCCATGTTAGGGCCGTCCCCAGAGTCCACAAAGGTGAACAAAGACGGTACCTCTAGGCGTATCTGCTCAGCTCGCAACTGTTCCCAGGTGTCCACGTAGCCCCACCAGATCATACGGCTCTTGCCGTCCATGGACCATGACCTGACGATTGCATAGAACCCCTTACGCTGAACGTCCACGGCCATGAAGCGTAGCCTCTGAAATTGAGCATTAGCCCTTTGCTCAGGTGTGTACGGAGGGGGTACAATCTTGCTGTTCAGGCTTGCGGCTTCATCTAGCCATTCTTCCCCCAGTAAGTACCCGCTTGGTAGCACTTCTCCACCCCCATCGTCCGGCTCATCAGACCACGGTAGGGCCTCGCGCTTCTGCTTGAACTCCCGGCGCTTAGACTCGTCCCCACCTTGGTCGAAAGATTGGGCTGCCTCGATGCACTCGACGGCCTGATCTCCCCAAGATAGGCCAAACAGCATTGCCATGGCGTTAAAATGAAAACCTCGCCGGCCTTTGGGTGATGATGGGTTCTGGGGCACGTATTCGGCCTTACGTAGCATCTCCTGGCGCACGCTGTTGCGGTCAAGGTGGCGGTGCTTGCAAAACTTGCACTCATACGTTGTTCCACCGCGAACAATGTCTAGGTCCCATCCTCCGGCCTTCTTCCCTTCTTCCGGGTACTTGATCTGTTTCCATTCAAAGGCCTGTCTAGCGTCGCAGGCCACGCAGTTGAAGTGATACTCGCCGCGGTCAGTGCTGTTGAACAACTCCGTAAACTCGTCATCTTCAACCCCACCTTGTGAGACGAACACGGCCTTGGACTGCCATTTGTAGGCGGTCAGACGGGCCATCGCTTCCGTCAAGTGACCCTTCTTCCACTGCCAGCACTCGTCCCCGCCAAGGAAGCGGATGGATCGGCGTTGAAGGTTTCGGTCGTTGTCTGCACCTAGCACCCAACAGGTGTTGCGTTCGAACATCGTCGTGTGCCACTTGCTCCGGTTAATGTCGGAGATGCGCTCCTTGGTCGATGGGGTATTCTCCCATAGGGGTCTTAGTCGGGTCTGCTGCCAATCTTGCGCGTTTAGGTCCACGTCCTGCAAGAGCAGGGTGGGGCCAGGCGTGCGACTTGGGATGAAGGCCGACCAAAGCTCAAGGATCATGGACTTGCCGGACTGCACGTTCCCCATGACTACGATGAGCTCAATCTCAGGGTCCTGAAGCGCTCGCAGGATTGGGGCTAAATAGGGCGTTGACTCAATGCGGAAAGGCCCTGGCTGCGGAGAGTATGGCACGTTCTTCACGTTCTTCTCAAGCCATTCGATTATATCGCCGTCCGGGTCGGGGGCCAGCATCGAGCGCAAGGCCTGTTCAAACTGGTCAGCCGTCGCTTGGCTCATTCTCGTCGGTGGTTTCGTCGGGCGTTGAGTCGTCCGTCATCTCGATGACCTTGGGCGTCTCGCC